CTTCGTATGACGCAATTGGAACAATTACTACAGCAGCTTCGCCTTTAGTTGTTTCGCAAGTTACTGCGTCTGTTGATTACGCTCGTATTTTAGCGTGGGTTTCTAGATCAAACGCTAATATCACAATTACAGGTCCTGCTAATATGCAGACAATTTCTATTGATGCTGACGCTAATGCTCCATCCAATTTATTAGAACAAGATAGCGCTGCGTCTTATGCTGGTGGTTCTGGAACACGCAGTTTTGTTGTTGGTTCAACTTCAAACGTAGCAGGGGCATTGATTTCAGTTAAGCCAGCAGCTTCATATACACCTTACGCTCAGTATCGAGCCAGCACAAGCGGTAACACAACTACTGGGCCAGACTTAACAGTCAATACTCCCGCTTGCTCACCTGGTAACGTGCTTTTGTTTGTGACTTCAACTGCAGGAAATGGTACTACCGACGTATCTTTTTCAACACCTAGTGGATGGACTTTGTTATCTGGGAATAGCAACTCAACAACAGCTTTTCAACCAAGTATGTACATCTTCTATCGAATAGCAGATGGATCGGAGGCTGCATCATATATTGCAACAGCAAGTTCAACTACGTCTTCTTTAGTTGGCGTAATGTTGACGCTAGTTGGTGTTGACCCTTCAACTTTAATCGCTGGTACAACAAGCACTGGAGCGTCCACTACTAGCATCACAGCTACCGAAGTTTCAGCAACAGCCAACGGCATATTACTATACTTTGGAGCGCAAGGTAATAGCAATGCTCCAGTCACATTTACTGCGCCATCTGGAATGACTGAGGCAATTGAAGGATCTAATAACGCTGCTAATGCTGATTTAACTATTGAGGCTGCTTACCAAGAAGGCTTGTCAGCGGGATTAACAGGCTCTAAGACTGCAACGGCAAGCGCTGCGACTGGCACTAATAGGTATCGAGCAATCTTGGTTACAGTTGACGCTTTATAAAGGAATAAATATGTATGCAAAAATTGATAATGACAATATTGTCAGATATCCTTACACCACATCACAATTAAGAAATAGTAATAAAAACGTTAGCTTCCCATTTGAACTTTCTAATGATTTATTGGCTGAATTTAATGTGGTTAGGGTTATTGTTACTGGTCAGCCTGATTACGATGCAACGACTGAAACTGTTGTGGAAGGTACTCCCGTCTACAATACTGAACGAAATCGTTGGGAACAACAATGGTCAGTTGTAAGTTTAAGTGCTGAAGATATTGCACAAAAACTAGCGGGTCAAACCTCAACAGTTAGGAAACAAAGAAACGAACTTTTAAAAAGTACTGACTGGACTCAAGTAGATGACTCACCTTTGAGCAACATTCAAAAAGCAGAATGGGCTATTTATCGTCAGGCTCTACGTGATGTAACTACGCAAACAAACTTTCCTTGGAGCGTAATATGGCCAACAGAACCTTAAGGACTTTAAATGAATGAAGAAGTAACTCATACCCAAATCTACGAACGACTTCTTGCAGTAGAAATCAAAGTAGACAAACTAGATAAGAATACTGAAGAAGTAGTTAAAGCTTTTAATGCAGCTCAAGGTGCATTTATAATTCTTGAATGGATTGCAAGAGCAGTTAAACCAATTATTATCGTGGGTGCTTTCTTTGGTGCTATTTGGTTAGCATTAGATAACAAACTAAATAAGTAATGTTTATATCTGCTATTAGTCTTATTATAGCACTTAATCTACCTATTAAAGAAGAATACAGATGTATTAGATGGTCTTGGTCAGGTGACGTATACAATCGAAAAATTGTTTGTTTAGAATGGAAAAGGAAAGATAAGAAATGATTGATCCTCTAACAGCCCTAGCGGGTATACAGTCAGCAATTAACATGGTTAAGAAGGCTAGTAAAGTAGCTAATGACCTAGGCTCTCTTGCTCCTATGATTGGTAAGATGTTTGATGCCAAGAGTGTAGCTACAAAAGCTATGCTTCAAGCTAAACAGTCTGGTAAGGGTTCCAACATGGGAACTGCATTACAGATTGAGATGGCATTAGATCAGGCTAAAGTTTTTGAAGAAGAACTTAAAATGCTTTTTATGCAAACAGGTAAGATTGATGTATGGAATAAAATTAAAGCTAGACAAGCTGAGATGGATTTAGCTGATGCCAGAGAAATGAGTGCTCTTAAGGCTGCTGATAAAAAAGCTAAAGAAAAAGAACAAGAGATGAATGAACTAGCCATGATTATAGGTGGCTCATTTTTTATTTTGTTCTTATTCTTTGTTGGTGTTAATGAGCTAATTGACTTTTGTCAAACAACTCGAAGGTGTGGTAGATGAACGAATACCAAAAGACATTTGACTTAGCCTTAAAAATATTTGTTTATGGTTGTGTAGCTTTGTACTTTTTAGGATTCCTTAAATTTCTCCCTGACGATCTTTCTAATAAGATTGTTGCTTTATTGTTAAGTAAAATAGGATTATAATATATGTTAGATATTTTAAGTGGTGGTATTCTAGGATCACTATTCGGTGGTATCTTTAGACTAGCCCCTGAAGTACTCAAGTGGTTAGATAAAAAGAATGAACGTAGTCATGAACTTAACATGTTTAAGTTTCAATGTGAACTAGAAGCTCAACGTGGTCAACAAAAGTTAGCTGAGATTGGTGCTCAACGTGAAGCCGCTATTGATGTTGGTGTTATGGGTGCTTTCCAGTCAGCTATTGAACAACAAGCTGAGATGGTTAAGTCTGCTGGTGGATGGGTAGCTTCGTTGTCTGCCTCAGTACGACCTGTAGTAACATACTGGATTTTAGCCCTATGGTCTTTTGTTCATATTTGGTTGGCTTACAACTCATGGGTTAGCGGTATGCCTCCAGTGGAAGTATTCAAAGTAATGATGTCAGCAGACTTTGCGGCTCTTGTCTCTGGTACTCTTAACTATTGGTTCCTTGATCGTACACTCTCTAAACGTGGACTATGAACTTAACATTAGCCGCAGACTTATGTAAACATTTTGAGGGCTTCAGAGCTAAGCCCTACTTATGTCCTGCTAATGTAGCTACTATTGGTTACGGCAGTACATACTATGCTGATGGCAGGAAAGTAACACTTCAGGATCCTCCTATGAGTGAACCTGAAGCTTACGAATTACTCCTCAGAGAATTACACCATACTTATTTACCCGGAACACTTAAGTATTGTCCTGTGCTAGCCACAGATGAAAAGAAATTAAATGCCATTGTTGACTTCTGTTACAATTTAGGCGTAGGTAGGTTACAGACAAGTACATTAAGACGTAAGATTAATGAGCAAGACTGGGAAGCCGCCAAGACAGAACTAATGAAATGGAACAAAGGTGGGGGAAAAGTACTAGCTGGTCTTGACAAAAGACGAAAAGCTGAATGTGCTTTACTTGGTACCTAATAGTAATAAAAAGGATATCTCATGGCAACTCCAGTTGAAAAACTAGGTAGAGGCGGTTTAAATACTGATGTACCACCTATGATTCTACCACCAAATACATTTACAGATGTATTAAACGTTCGCTTCGATGATGAAGCTGTACAAACAATTACAGGTGAAACAACATCAAGAACCGTATCTATTGCACCTGAATTTGGAATTCACTGGAGACGACCTGACCAAAGCTACAATATTTTTGCTAATGATGGCAAAATTGTTAGGGTTGATTCTGCAGGTAATTCTTCTTTTATGTTGAATAGTGTAGATGCAGTATACGATAATAGTGATTGGCAAGCAACAAAGTTTAATGGTGGATATGCTATTGTAATGAACAATGGTCAAACAACACCATTGTATTGTTTGTTTGGAAGTGCTTCTGCTGGTAGTACTTTTCAACCACTTCCTAATTGGAATTATATTACAGGTCTTACTGTTACTGCTAAGGTAATACGAGCTTTAAATTACTCTTTAGTTGCGGCTAACCTTACATTAACACAAGATGGTATTGTAACTTATGCCCCAGGAACTATTCGTGTATCAGTACAAGCAGCTACAGGTAATATACCAAACATTTGGCAACCCGGATTAACAACAGATACAGCAGATGAATTTGAATTAAGTACTACTTCACCCGTATTAGATATGGCTGAACTTAGAGGAAACATGTTTGTGTATTCTTCGGATAGTAT